TGATTCAGAAGCATCAGCTCCATCAATAGTTATATCATATGCACCCACAGCAAAATCAGCGTTAACAGCTACAGTATTTGATATTGTACCTTGAACTGCTTTTGCGTCTGGGTCTCCCATTGTAAATGTTCCAAACTGCCCGTTTAATTGCATAAAAAAAGCTAGCCATTCATTGGCTTGCGTTCTGGTCATAGGTGGCAATGTAACATTGCTATACCATTTTGAGCCTGTAAATTTATGTACTTGTGTTGAATAAGTAAATGGACTTTGTGATTGTGCAACGGCTCTAGCAATACCCCATTCACTTCTTACAAAATTTGGAGTTGTAGGCATAACAAGTGGAAAAGTAGGCTCTGCCATTTTTATGCTCCAAAGTCTTTAGCAAATGTTCCACCACGCAATCTTGCGTCTTGAACTGCTGATAATGTTGATTGCTGTATTGCTGGAAGTAAGTTCATTACTTCAGCTCTTACTGTTTGAGATACTCCAGTAGCGAAGTTTAAGTTTTGCTCTATGACTATTGGCTGTCCACCACCAGCTCCAGCTACTTGATTGTTCGGTACTATTGTTCCAGCAGATTTAGGTACAAACATTTCTGCTCCTCTCTCTCCTACCATATATGGCATATTAGGATTAACACTTCCACCGCCAGCCCTACCAGCACCATAGACCATTGAGCCTGTAGGCTCTCCTGCAAAAGTTTGACCGCCACCTAATCCTCCACTTAATAAACTAATAAAATTAAACCCGGAACCTCTTATTGAGTTTTCAATTCTTTGTAATAATGGCTCAACAACAGTGAGTTGAAAAATTAAAGATATAACTTGAGCAATTACACTTTGAAAAACATCAAGCATAGATTGCCTAAATGATTCACCGCTTGCTATAGCTTGTCCAAAAGTATCAGATATTGTTTTTCCAGCAGTGTCAAATATTGAAACTAATTCATCTAGGTTTTCATTTTCTATTTGCACCATTTGTTGTCTTAGTTCAGATTCTTTCATTATTGACGCTGCAAATTCTTTTGAAAGACCTTCTATAGGTTTGCTATTATTTGGTGTTAATGCACTTGTAATCATTTTTTTTCTATCATCAAAATATTTTTTTCGCGCTTGTTCTACTTTATCAAACTCTTCTTTTTGAGATGATAAAGAAGCAGTTAGTTCATCATTAACTCCTATAAATTCTCGAATAGCTTGAATTAAATTATAAATAGCTACAGCGCCAAGCACTACTCCAGTCATTATCATAAATAAAGGATTTGNTNNCATNACNGTTGTTAAAGTTGTAATACTCCCGGCTAATCTTGCTAACATATTTAATGTTGCTATTCCAGCCATAGCCAAGAAAAAGTTTTTAATATTTTGAATATTATCTACTAAAAATCTAACAAATTTAGCAAGATTTTCTCCAAGTGTTTTTCCTATTTCTTTAATTTTTTCTTGATTGTCATCTAAAAAAACATTTAAATTTTTGAATTGAAATTTTAATTCAGCAAAAAAAGATTCGCTTACTGCAATTTGAAATTGCATAAACTTGTCTTTAATCATTGAAATTGTACCTGTTAAAGTGTTCGCAAGTTCATCTGTTACATCACCAAATTTTCCACCTTTGCCAAAAACTCTTTCAAATGCTGCTCTGGTTTCTTCGGCTGTTACAGTTGCACCAGCAGAAAATCCTAATAAACTTCGAACTCCTCTTTCTCTAAAAACATCAGCACTAGCAATACCGCCTGCAAAAGACCTTTGAATTTGTTCAGCAGTTTGTCTAAAGTCTAATCCTGTTACTGCAGCAACATTTCCAGTTATTGCTAATACATTTGATAATTCATCTGCGTCATCTGCAACTACAGCTAAATTTCCAGAAGCTTGTTGTATTTCTCCAAGCGTAAACGGAACTTTTCCAGCAAACGCAAGCATAGCTTCAAAAGCTCTTTCACCTTCTGCTGCTGTACCAAAAAGCGCTTTTAGTCGTATCTGTAAATTTTCTATTTGAATTCCAGTATTAACAACACCTTTTATAAAAATAGCTCCGAAGGCTAAAGCTAAAACTGCACCAACTTTTGCTGCTGTTGCTGTAACTTTTGCAAGACTGGTAGAAAGTTTATTAAGACCACTACTCATTGATTTAGAAGAGTTGCCAACAATTTTGTTGGCTTGAGCCATATCTTTTTTAAGACCTTTGAGGTCTGCTTCTATCTTAACTACTAATTTATCTAGTTCAGTTGCCATTAGTTATCCGGGTACATTTCCATTAATTCATCTAGCTCATCTTTGTTCATTGGCTGTTCTTTCTTTCCACCATTAAACTCGGAAAATCCTTTTATTGCTAGAGTTATTTCAGTAATGCTCATATCCCAAAATACTGCTGGATTAATACCTACCATTCCAATGCACACTTCAATCCATCTATGATATGGTAGTTCAGCTTTTTCGTTTATTCCGATACTTGACTTTTTTTTTCTTCATCAGTATCTGGAACATCTAAAGCTAAAGTTACCAATTCTCCAGCCATTTTAATTGCTTCTAGCAATCCGATTTCTGCTATTAAAACTTTTACTTCTTTATCTTGCAAGTTATTTCCGCCTGCTCTTAATGCTAAAGTTACAATTGATATTATTTCAGTCATAGTTATATCAGCCTGTGATAATCTATTACCTAATTTTAATATGCTGCAACCTAAACCCTGCTCTATTCTAATAATTGTATCAAGGCTCATTTTTGCCTTGTACTCTTTATCGTTAAAGTGTAGTAGCTTTTCCGCCTTTAGTGGATTTATGCTCATTGTCTTTCTCCGGTTTTATATATATTAATATTGTTTCATTTCTATTGCCAACATCAACTGCTGAACAAATTAGAAAATTTTTTTTATCTATTTTAATAATATCGCTATTTTTAAAATCTTTAAAATAAGGTGCTTCAATAGAATTTGAAGATATGTTTACTTGTGCGTCTAGTTTTTTATTCCCTATTTCAATAGCTTTTAGTTCCCACATTATGGTCTCCCAATATCAATAGCCTGAATAGTTAAAGTTCCGTTAGCAGATGTTCTAATTGCACTTATAAAATATCCTGTTGGTACAGCAATAAAAGTTTCTTGACCAATACCAATAGCCATATCATTTGCTGTTGCGTCTGTGCCTGAAGCTGCATTTATACTTATATGACAAGCAGTTGTTGGACATAATCTTACAATGCCACTGGGAATTGTTAACGCACTTGTTGTTCCTGAGCTATCTGTATAGGCTAATGCTACATTATTAATTACTTGATAAATCATAATTATCTCCTAATTATACTGTTGCTATTGTAACTGCACCAGCAGATTCAAAACTCATAGAATAACTAACTTCACCATTATAACTTCCAGAATATTCCATGCTACTAATTTGAAAGCTGCCGGTAAACGTATTAAAATCAGGAATTATTATCTGATAGTTTGAAAAAGTTGCTGCATTAAAGTTTGTTAATATTGTTTGCTCACTAGCAGAGTCAAAAAAAACTCCAGAGCCACTTATACTAAATGATTTTATTCCACTATTAGCTAGTAATGTTCTAACTCTGCTTGAATCTTTGTTTGTTATATCAACTGTTTCTGCATTAAGTGAAATTGATGTATCGCGTAAGCCAGCAACAGTTGTGAAAACTTCCGGGCTAGCTGCGTTACCAACTTTTATTAACAAGGCGCTTCCTTTTTGAGCTGCCATTTTTGCCTCCTAAAAAAATTAATTTTTAACTATCGTAAACAATTACGTCTAAAGTTAGCACACCATGACGCGTAATTCCATCACTTTCTACAAGCGTAATAACATTTCTAATTTGACTTAAAACCATGCTTGCGCCAGAAACACTGTATGTTGCGTTATTAAATAAATTATAAATTCTTTCCATAATTTCTTTAATTTCTTTTTTTCCTCTATATTGCGACCATACTTCTAAATCAATTGTGTATTGATTGCCATCTAATGTTTGCGTGCCGCGATTAATAGCTGATTCATTATTTATGACTACATATGGATAAGCTGTATCTTGTGGAACATTATCAAAAATTTTATTATTTCCAACTAAGCCATCAAGTGTTGAATCATTATTCAATGTAGTATATACAATTGTTTGTAAATCAAAAGAGTGATATCCCATTATCTAAGTTTAACTCCTTTTGCTGGTTTAGGTAAATTTTTACTTATACTTATATCAGAAGCAATTTTATTTGCATAGTTTTCTGTATCTTGAAACGCTCTTGAACTTTTCCCCATGAAAGGTCTGGCTCCTACTCCAACGCCTTCTTCTAGTTTTCTTGCATACCAAACATTAGTTGAAACTGAATTTGAATGTCCGTCTTGATTAGGAAAAGGCATTGCTCTTGTTACATGAATGCTATTTAAAAGCCTTCCTGTATCAATAGCCGGTGGATTGCCTGGTAGTGATGGATAATGTGGCTCGCCTCCTACAATTTTGCTTGCAACTGGACTTTTGCTTGTTTTTTTCATATTTTTTAAAATATGATTTCTTAAGTGATTAGCAACTCTGTCTAAATGTCTTTGTGCATTATGATTATATAATTTCATGCTTTCAGCAATTTGCTTATCGATACTGCTTGTGATAGTTACTTTTACTAATTGCCCTTTCATTATGTTGCAACTCCTTCTTGTGCTTGTATTTCTTGATACCTTTCTTTCCCTTCGCGAATTGATTTAATATGTTGAATATTAAAAAATTTAGAATTATAACTTATTCTATATTTTGGAGTTATTGCTGATATATATCTTATAGTAAATGTATAATTTGCAGTTGGTCTTATTTGGTCTCCAAAACTTCCTTCAGAGCCACTTGCATTTTCAACTTTAGCCCAAACAGTTATATTGCTGCTACTAAAACTAACTGATTGCCCACCTGCAGCATCTGTTGAAGCAGTTAATGGTTGCAAAATTATTTTATTTCGCATTTCACCTATCATTAGCCAAACATTCCGCCATAATGCGCTGTTCCCCTATAAGGGTGAGTTGATAAATTTTTAATAACATAAGGTTGCAATAATTGAGTTGCACTAGTTGGAGCATTAATTGTTTTACCGTCAAGCAAGTCTCCTCTATGCTCAAATATATATGCTGAATATTCTAAACAAGCAGCTTTAATATCATATGGAACAGCAGTAGTACCACCATAGCCTGCTACATATTTAATTTCTAAAGCATTTGCAACACGTAAACCTGTAGGCCAGCTTGCACCATTTCTCAATACAATTTTGCCTGGCATTGCTGCATTATCTAAAAAATAATTGCTAGTAGCATAAGTTGTTGATGAATCTTCTTCATTGTAATATTTAATGTGAGTTACACTTGCTACTGGACTTTTAGGCAATATTATACTTCTTCTATTAATATCTCTATCAATACCAACATAAGAGCCTTCTGCTATTGGAATATCAACAGAATAAATTGAATCAATAAATAAGTTATAAGTAACAGTTGTTAAGCTTCTACTAGTATATTCTTTCGCCCAGTTATGAACTGCTCTTTCTATTAATGCAACAACTGTATCATCATCAGATGAATCTATTTTATTCCATGCCTTAATTTCAGCTTGAGTAACTGCGTAAGCTGTTTCTGCTGTATGAACTTGTA